AATAAGGAGGCAAGTAATGGTATCCACTTGGCACCTCCCAAACAATTAATTCAAATGACTAAGGACAAGTCCTAGTCCATAAAATATTCCAACTAAAAGTAGTATTTTTCTTGTAGCTGGAAACAGAAATCCACAAATACATGCAAACGTAATTACTGTTATCGTGACAGAACTAGAAGGTGGATAATAGCGGGATAAATAGCCAGTAAAAGCACCAAAAGCTATGACGATTAGTATTTGATTGGCTCCTAACATCCACCTTGCTGAATTCTGAATATCTGTCATTCTTTCGTCTTCCATCATTGACAAATTCCTTTGATAATGTTTGCTGTAGAATCGCCTACAATCCTTGCTGGGTGCAAGTACCTTTTGACGCTAAAAGGCAATTGTTTTTTGTATTCCTTTCGAGCGGCATACATCATCTTGTTTTTGTCATTTAGTCTTTCAGCAGTTGCCATCATTGACTTTTCAAAAGCATTGTTTGCATTAAACATTTCTTCAACACTTTTGGTTTTTCTTTCCACTGCTTTTAGATATGTTTTTACTCTTGCAGCCATTTGTTCTGTTGCAGTTGCGTCTTCAGTAATTTGCTTCACTTCCTCCTCGCTTACTTCATAGACATATGGAAAAATTGGCTTATTGACTCCATACAGAATGTTTTCTAATTTGTCTCCTGTGTTGGAGAAAAATCCTTTCAATGTGCTAAGCATGTGTCACCTTACTTATGAGCAGATTTAACTTGTGCCTGACTTTGACACTGTGATGGTGCTGTCAAGTTAGATACTGCAACGAATGCACACAAGCCAGCAGCAATCGCTAAAGGCATAAGGACACCGGACACCGCGTTGTCAACGTGTGAATTAATTGGTGAATAACGCGTTTCTATTTTGTCATGCAAAGTACCACCATTTTCCAACGTAGTATTAGTAATTTGAGTTACTACACGACTTGTGATTTGTTCTTTTCCGTTAAACATGTTATTTTCTCCGGGTAATTTGAATTGAATTAGATGATGAAAATTGCATATAGACACCGCTTAAAAAAGCAGCTGCACCTAATGCCGTTAATACAACTGGATTGACTACAGCAGTGGCAACAGCAAAATAACTCGCTATAGTCGCCACTCCTGCTACACTTGATACTCCTAACAATGTGTCAATCATGATTTTAATTAACTCCTTTCTTCTTTTTAGAATTTGCTGAAGCATATCAATTTGCCCAATCGATATTGCTAACTCTATTTGCGCTAAAGTCGATTCATTAACCAGTCTGATTACATCCCAAATGATTGTGTCATTTGCGTCACTATGTTTTTCAACCTGGCTTTTTGCTCTTCTAGAGTTTTTTTTAATTCGTAGGCTCCTGACAAGCTATTTCTTGTCTGCTTGTGCAGTTCAAATGAAGATTCTTGGGCTTTTCCGATTAAACTATCTGTGAGATTAGTTTGTTGCTCAATATGATGTCTAAGCAATGCTTCAGTGACTTGTTGGCGTGCTGTAAAATATGTAATGGTTTCATTAATGCCAGCAACAGAGCCAAGTATACGAGCTTGTTCTACTTGAATGCCAGTTGTCTCTTCTGCTAATACTTTCTGAGCTTCAGCTAATGTGTCAACTGTTTGTATTGGCGTTTGGTATGGACTAATCTCGCCTTCTCCAATAGCGACAGACTCTTTAACTGGCTCTTGACTAACTTGACTTTTTTGAGCAGCAGCTTGGATTTGCTTCCACAACTCGCTGTCCTCCGACAAAGTCGGAAAAGCTTCGCTAGGAGCGACATTAATGTTAGGCTCTTGATTTAGCCTTGTTACCAACTCTTTGACTGTCCAGCCAATTGAGGCTGCAACATCTTTAACTGTTACTTTCTTGACTGCCATTTTGTTCCTCCTTAACCTTTTCGTTGATTTTTTGATACTCCTTCTTGATAAAGGATTTGTCTTTGACGTGTCTGTACTTTTGCCTAACTTGTCTGATTTGCCTTAGCACTTCAACTTGTTGTTTTGAATCTATTGGCAAACCATTTAATCTGTAATTGTCATCTGTATACTCATTAAACAAATCAATATACGTTGATGCAATTCTGATTAACTCTTGAACAGTTCTAGTAGATACTTCCAGCTCAAGTGCAATTGCTTCTCTGGTGCAATCAGATAACACCACCGATGACTGAGTTTTCCTCCTATACTGTCTTTTGTGTTTAACAGGATACAAAATGTCTGTATCCATTTTTCCTCCTTACTTCCGTCTTACTTCCGAACTATTTCTGGAATGTTTCTGGAACCATGCTTAAACTATAAGAATAAAGTATATATAAAGCAAGTGTACTCTGTACACAAATAGCGTGGACAAAGTACACAGTTTTGTAATTAAATTAGTTTTTAATGTAAATTCATCAAAACTCTAACGTTGGGCATACCTTGTTGCTCCCAAAGAGTGTCTAATGCTTTGCAAGCAACAAAAGCAATTAAAGGTGTTTTTCTGCTTTTGGCACTTGTCTCAGGTACAGCCCAAGACTTAAAAGTATCCGGACTAATTTGCAGCACCCAAGACATCTCGTCTATCGTTAATTTCCACTTTTGTTTAAATTCTAGTGGACACATGAGTCTATCCAAAGAGGAATATTTGTCTGGGATAGGCTTAAATTTAGTTATAATTTCCATGTATGTTACCTCCTTTAGTCCGACAAAAGTCGGACTTTTTTGCTATGTACATTATACATAATGTATAGTTAATTTAGTAAGCAATGAGAGGTAATATGAAACAAGTTTCCGTGTCTGTATCAACTGATGTTTTTGCTGTTTTACAATCAATCCATCAAGAAACAGAAGAATCTATCAGTTCAATTGTGAATAGATTAGTTGTTAGTGGATTAATACAGGAGCTAGAACTACGGAACAAGATAAAGATATACATGAAATTAAAACGCAATGAATCCGAGGTTTAGTAAGTATTTAATCCTGGAAATCCACCAAATGGTAATATACTGCCTACACCAAATCTTGTTTCACAAGCTGCAATAGTTTTTGCACAGAAATCTTCACTTGCATTTTGTGTTATGGCATTAGTTATTGTAAATTTTGCAGGATTAGCGTAACTGCATTCTGGACTACGATATACCCAAGTGCAGCTACGCACCATTACTCTAGCTGGCAATGTTATTCCCTCAACGTCGAAGGCAGATCCAAGTCTGAATTTTGCGTTAGTATAGTTCTCTTCTACTAGCTGTTCAATAACATAAATTTGTATTGGCAGTTCTTTTACCCCAGCATTAGCATCTACTTGTCCATCTAAAAATCTTTTTTGAGTCACGCGCCTTTTGACGTGTGTGCCTTCCAGTCTGTATGCTGGATCTCTACTGTCTTTTAGCCATTTAGTTAAAATACCACCAACGTTAGATACAGTTAATGTTGGAGTAGGAATAGTACCACGTCCGATTAAATCAAATCCTTCTCCTTGGCATCCAACTGCATAATAAGTTTTGCCTTCAAAGACAACCCATGGTGTGTTTTCATCAATAGCTATACTACCAATCCTAATTGTTTCAATCATTGTTGATGGCACGTTAGGATTTTGTGCAGCTTCATCTTTATTTATATCTTCCACTCTGTATTTATATATCTCATATAATTCTATAAATGAATCTGGATTCAAACTTAATAAATTTGGAATCATAAAAATCTCCTAACTTGTTCAAATGTAGCTGAGAATAAATCAACACCTTCTCCCAATGCTTGTATAGTCCATTCTGTACAAGAGTAAAGCATAGTGTCATTTTCCACTCTAAATGCTTTGCCATTACGTTCTCTCAAGAATGTGTCTACAGCAGTTCCATTAGTTATATTAACAGACACAGAGAAAGTAACATTTGTGGTATTGATTTTAGTTCTTGATGATCTTGCCTCAATTGTGTTAGGCTGGTATTTAGTTACAATAATATTTGATTGCTCTGACTTTGTGCTGTCCCAATTTGGAACCAAAGGAATAATAGGATAACTCATGATCTCTGTCTTCCTAGAAGGTGAATTAGGCGATTTATTTACTAGCAAACTTGATTTAGCGGTAGAATCAGTTGCTGAAGTACTTCGTGCTTTAAAAGCTAATTTTAGCAATTTTTTAAGTTATTTACAAGATGCTGAAAATCGCGGCGTAAGATATCGCATAGTTGTTGGACATGAAAACATAACTAACGATAAAATTGACAAGCTTAGCTGCCCAATATCTAAGAAAGTACGTAACATTAGAATTGTCCCTGTGCTTGCTGGTAGCGGAGATAATTGGTGGATGTGGCTCGGCGCTGCTGCAATGTTTGCTTTAGCTATTTGGGTTCCAGGTGGAATAACTATTTGGGGAACTCCACTACTTACATCTAGCACCACAATTTTATTAGGAAGTATTTTACTACTTGCTGGTATTAGCTCTTTATTTAAGCCAGCCAAGCCGGAAGAGGAGCCAACGAGTAAAACGATAGGAGGATTGCCTAACAACACACAAGAAGGCGGTAGAATGCCTGTTGTATACGGAAGAATACAAACAGGTATGTATGTTATTTCAAGTAGAGTGGATAGTTCAATTAGTGGTAATCCACTTCAGATAAGATTTCAAAATCAAACTTCATTTGATCCTGATTCATACCAAGCAAATAGTGAACTTGCTACTCTTCAATTCTTGGGAGATCCAAATAACTCTCCTGTTACTTTCTCTTTAGTGCAAGGGGATGGAGATACTTATAATTCTCGGTTTATAATATCTGGAAATAAATTAATTTTTAACCCACAAGGATTTTTGACAGAGGATCTATATTCAACTGGATATAATTGCTCTTTAGACGATGGGGCTGGTTTTGTTGTGTGCAGTTCTTTTTATATCAATACAAATGTCAACCCTTGGACAATTCGTGTTAGAGCAGTAACATCTGGATTATCTCAAAATTACGATTATTCTCAAAAACTAGAAATACATTGGAATGTAGGATATGAGTATGGTGCTTCAGAATATGAGCATGGTGGTTCTTAACCATGAAACACAAAAAACATAAAAAAATCCAAGGAAGTGGCGGCGGTAAAGGAGGAAGAGGAACTCCTAATGTTGCTAGAGTGACAGGGACAAGTACTTCGATTGCTTACATTTTAGGAGCAATCTCAGAAGGCCCAATACAAGGTTTTGGGACAAATCCATTGACTAGAGTTTATCTAGATGAAACTCCAGTCAAAAATGAAGATAATAGTGATAATTTCAAGAATGTTCAATTTGACTATCGTGCAGGAACTCAAATTCAACCACCAATTGAATTATTTGGATTTGGAGATACTATTTCAAACGAAATATCTGTAAATGCAGCAGTAGAATGGAATGGAGAAGGAAATAATCTTGGTGTTACTCAACAAATTCAAGGTGGTATTCCTGATGAAGTTAAAGTAAAATTGTCTTTTCAAATGCAAAGACAGAATCCAGATAATGGTAATATTGAAACAACTAATATAGAATTTCAAATTATTATACAACGAGAAGTAAATAATGCTTATGAAACATTATTTACTTATTACAATGTAGTTTCTGGGCGTTATTCAAGCCCAACAGAATTTGATTATAGATTTAGATTTCCTCCAGTTACTGGGTTGGGTAATTTATCTATTAAAGTTATCAAACTTACTTTAGATAATGCAGAAACTGAAAAGGCTGGATATCAACGCAGTATGTCGTTTGTTTCTTACGCAAAAATTACAAACAAAAAATTAAATTATCCAAATACAGCTTTAACAGCTTTTTCATTTGACACATCTGGATTTAGCTCAGTCCCAAATGTCTTATTTGAAGTTTTTGGGAGATTAGTACAAGTTCCAAGTAATGCCATAATAGATGGATTGAATAGACGTATTCTTTACGAAGGTGTTTGGAATGGAGTTTTCCAAACGCCAAACGTAGCTGTTTCAGATCCAGCATGGATTTTATATGATTTAATTACAAATACTAGATATGGACTTGGCAAGTATATTGATACTAAACAAATAGATAAATGGGGATTATACGAAATTAGTAAATACTGTAATGAATTAGTTCCAAGCGGATATAGCACAAATGGTAGCCCAATTTATGAGCCAAGATTTCAATGTAATATTGTCTTACAATCTAAAACAGAAGCATATCAAGTACTGGAATCTTTAATATCAATATTTAGAGGATTTGCTTATTGGCAGGCTGGAACAATAACATTTATTGCAGATAAACCAGATGCTATTAAATACCAATTTACGCAAGCAGATGTTGAAGATGGGGTTTTTATATATAGCAGAGTTGGGCTAAAATCCAAAAAAACTGTAGCATTAGTAAGTTGGCTAAATCCAGCTGATTTTTACCGCAAAACAGTTGAGATGGTAGAAGATCCAATTGCTATACAAAAATGGGGAATTAAAGAATTAGAATTAGAAGCTATTGCATGCACTAGCAGAGGACAAGCAAGACGAGCAGGAGTGGCAGCTTTAATTTCTGATAGATTAGAACAAGAGACAGTAACATTTAAAGCTAGAGCTTATGCAGCTTTTATAAAACCAGGAGATATTATTGCTGTATCTGACTCTGAACGATTAGAAATGCGTGCTGGAGGATTAATTATTTCAGCTACTACAACCACAATTAATCTAGATAGTCCAGTGACGTTAGTGGTAGGGCAAACATATCAAATTAGTGTTACTTTGAGTGATGGTACTTGGCAACAAAAAACAGTACAAAACACTGCTAATACAACTTCAGTTGTCACAGTAACTTCTGCTTTTAGTGCAGCACCACCACCTGAATCTAACTGGATATTATCCGGCAATTCTGTTGTTCCTAAACAATATCGAGTAATAAATAGAGTGCCTGTTTCAGAAAC